TCACGTATATTCATACATACATTATATGAAAAATATATTAATTATCAACAATTTTTAATCCCTTGGGTGGTCTTCCAATACGTAATTGAATTGTTCCATTATAATAATCATCTCGTAATAAAACATTGAAATCTATTTGAAATTTACATTCATAATATGACAATTCCCATTTAGAATTACATATTTTTAATATTTTAAATGTGAAATTTTCAATTCCATACTTTATAATATCGGAATTTAAATCATTAGATGATCCGGTATAAGATTTCCAGTCTGATTCTTTAAAATCTATTCTAACTCGTTTTTTACCTTTTAGTGGTTTTCTCCTTAATTTAAAATTCAGTTGTTTTTTTCCTAAATATTTTTTTTTATTTATATTATTTTCAATACAATATATAAAACCAAAAGAATTTTGTTCTATATTAACATTTTCTTCCAATATCCAATGTCCAGTATCCATTAAAGGGAGGTGTCTAATGTTCTTCTAAATGTAGGAAATTTTCTTTTACTGTTCTTTTTCTTTTTCTTTCGTTTAATATTAGTTCCACCAACAATAGACATTGCAACCTTAACGTTAGGATCCGTTACAACATTACCCGTAGCTTGATTTCCTGACATGAAAACATCACCTACAGAATTCATATTTTCCAGTAAATTATCCACTAACAGTTGAAAATTATTAAACATATGCTATTATTATCCTACCTTAATACTTATGGATATTTTATCAAAATATAATGAAGAATTGTTAGAGGATCTAAAATTAGATCAAATAAACATTCTCGATAAACAACTAATGCTTCCAGCATTAAAACATAAGTGGGTTTCGCGGTTAATTTTAACTAAGAGACAAAAAAACGAATTAGAAAAAAAGAAAAAATCATTAAGAGAAGATGTTCTTAGAAAATTTGAAGAAACGGGACTTCCAAAAGGTGTTCCGAAGGTTGCTATAAAAGAAAAAGTAGATTCTACTAAAACTATTTCGGAAATTTCTTTAACTATAGAAGAATGTGATTTATTGATTGAATATTTAGAAAAAATTGAAAAAATATTCAGTTCTATGACGTTTGACATAGGTAATGCTTCTAAATTATTAGCGTTAGAATTATCATAATATGATAACTTTAGAATTATCGAAGAATAAAAAACAAGCTCAGATTTTAACATCTGATCAGAATATATTTTCATTAATACGTGAAAATTTTTCAATTCCATTCAAATCTTTTTCTAGAAATAAAAGATTCACACCCCAAAGGAAATATGCGATAACTCCATCTGGAAAGTTTGACATAGGACTTTTGTATGAGATAAAACAATTCCTGTGGTTGAATCAAATAGAATTCAATATAGATTCGGATTTATCAAAGTGTTTCGATATTGGATTTGAAACGCCATATATTAAGACGTATAATTTATCATATAGAGAACATCAACAGAAATCTATATATAAAGCAATTAAACAAGGTAGAGGAGTAATCGTAATACCTACTGCGGGGGGTAAAACACTCATCATGTGTTCTATAATAGAGAGTATGAGAAAAAATATTAAAGATAATGACGCCAAATCGCTTGTTATAGTACCATCAATACAACTCGTAGAACAGACAGCAGAAGACTTTAAATCATACGGTATGGGTAAAGTCACTAAATGGTCGGGAAACAATAAACCAGACCCAGATGCGACCACTATTATTGCTGGTTCGCAGATATTATTATCAGAAAAAACGGATTTATCATTTTTAGCGGATGTTAAAATATTTTTAGGAGATGAGTGTCATGGGAATAAAAAAGATAACCAAATAAATAACATTTTTAATTTTTTAACAACGAATTATAGATTTGGGTTCACGGGAACAATGCCTACATGCAAATTGGATTGTTGGAATATTATTGGAAAATTTGGACCGATTGTATATGAGGAAAAAACAGACGATTTAAAACAAAAAAACTACATTTCAAATTTTAAAATTTTTATATTAAAGGTAAATCACAGAAATATTCCTAAAATTAAAATCAATAGAGATAAACCAACCGAAGCATACGAAAACGAATTAGAATTTCTAATGAATAATGTCAGAAGAAATGAAATTATATGTAATTTATCTAAGAAATTAAGTAACAATACAATTATAATGGTAGATAGAATAGATCATGGTGTTAATATTTTTGATGAACTTCAAAAAACAACTCAAAGACCATGTTATTTTATTAGAGGATCTACTGAAATCGAAGAAAGAGAAAAAATAAGAGCTTTAATGGAAGAAAGAAATGATGTTATCGTAGTGGCGATTTCAAAAATTTTTAGTACGGGTATCAATATACCTAATCTACATAATATAATTTTTGCAACTGCGGGGAAAGCAAAGATAAAAATCATGCAATCGATTGGTCGAGCATTGCGTTTACATCCAACTAAAAATATGGCGTTTATATTTGATATAGCAGACAATACATTTTATGGTAAAAAACATTTAATCGAACGAGAAGAATTATATATGATAGAAAAATACAATTATGAGAAAAAAGAAATATAAAGCGGATGATAATTACGGATTTGAAGAATTAATCGAAGACGATCAATTATCAGAAATTGAAAATCTAGATTTAGATGATGATGATGAAACTGAACAATATTCACGTTTAGGGTTATTACCAATCGAATCTTATGAAGCGGATGTTGATATTGATGATATTGACGAAACGGATACCCCAGAAGTAGAAGAAATAGTAGATAAAAAACAAAAAAAATCTTTAGATAAGAAGAAATTCTACGTAGACCCAAAAGAGTTTGACGAGGAGATAATGAATTATTATGATAGTGGGCATATAACAGATAATTTAGCACAAATGATTAGTAAAATATCAAATAAATTAAGTTTTGCGAGTAACTTTATAAACTATTCATATCGAGAAGAAATGGCGGGAGATGGAATCATTCGAATGATGAAAGCATTAATAGCACAAAAATATAATAGAGAAAAAGGAACGAATCCGTTCTCGTATTTTACTAGAATTGCATTTAATGCATTTAGAAATAGAATTAAAAAGGAAAAACATATACATGAAACTCATGAGAAATATAGAGAAGAGTTAACATTACTTTCTTCTAATTACAACAATATAGTTAAAAATAAAAATTCTACTTCAAATAAAAATTTTAATTGATGTATAACATTAAAAATAAAAAAATAGGAATTTTTTCGGATATCCATATTGGGTTAGGAACTGACAGTAAATTAAATCATGATAATATTTTAAATTTTGCTAAATGGTCTTCTGAATTATTTTTAAACCGAGGAATATCTGATATTATTATTCCTGGTGATATATTTCACAATAGAAATGAGATATCAGTGACTACGTTATCGGTTGCTAAAGAATTTTTTGATTATTTTAAAGATTTTAGAGTTTTTATTTCAACAGGTAATCATGATTGTTTTTTAAAGCACAAAAGCGACATTAATTCTATAACATTATTAGATGGATGGAATAATATTCATATTATAGATAAAAAACCAGAGATTATTTCATATAAAGATAAAAAAATATCACTAATTCCTTGGGGTACAAGCTATGATGATATACCAAATACAGATATTATGTTTGGTCATTTTGAAATATCATCATTTTATATGAATTCATATAAAGTATGCGAGCACGGAATGAAGTCTGGTGATCTTTTAAAGAAGTCTCCATACGTCATATCCGGTCATTTTCATAAAAAAGACCATAGAACATACTCAAATGGTCAAATTTTATATGTAGGTAGCCCATATCAACAAAATTTTGGCGATTCTTTAGATGAAAGAGGTATATATGAGTTTAATTTAGAAGAAAACACGTTTGAATTCATTAAAAACGACATTTCACCTCAATTTTTTAAAATATCTATTAAAAAATTGAAAAATAATCAAATTAAAACCAAAGATTTAATAGAATTAAGTAAAAATAACATATTAAGTTTAGTTATTGATGAAAAAACAACACCAGAAGAAATTATTTCATTAAAAGATAAGATTAATACGTTAAATCCACACTCATTAAGAATAGATTATGATGATAATGATAAAGATTTATCAATATCAACTGATAATAACGATTACAACTCATCAAACATTCTGAAATCGATAGAAGATTTTATAGAAGCTTTAGATATGGAACATAAAAAAGAAGTTGCAGAATATATAAAAGACCTTTATAATAAATTAACATGAATATGGAAATAGGAATAGGAATTCTTGATTTATATGATCAAGATAATTTAAACGAATGTTTAAATAGTATAAAAAATATACCACAAGAAAACATAATAGTTGCTTCATTAACAAAAAATAGTTCTATTCTCGAAAATCATAGAACTTATACAACACAAACGCCCTTAGCTACATTAAGAAATCACATAATATCACAATTTAGAATTAAAAATCTTAAATATTTCTTTATAATACATTCAAATCAAACCATTAAAAATGAAAATTTATGGAATGATACTATAAAATTAGCAGAAACATTCGGCACTTGGTTTTTAACTGGATTTGAAAATAAAGCATTAACCATAGAAGATGATTCTAATTTAGAATTAAACGTTTCTTCAAAATTAAATAGTGATTTTTTATTTTTAGCTAGTGGTATTGTAAAAAATAATGGTTATTTTGATGAGCGTTTCTTTAATGGTAAAGAATTAGATGTTTTAGATTACATAATTAGACTCAGAACTAAAAATTTAACAACTCCACATAGTTTTTTCGCAACGATTCCTCAAGATTGGATGAGAATTACCATAGTAAAAAATAAAGCAATTGGATATTTAGATTTTCCTGAATCGGATAAATCAGTACAGCTATCATATGGATATTTTATGCATACTCATAAGTATGTGCCAACTCAAAATGATCCAGCTTCGGTATCTTCTGATGAATTATTTAAAAATATAGAAACATTACAAAAAAATTATGCAAAAAAGTAAAATAGGAGTCGGTATTATAACGTATAATAGACCTGATTTTTTTAAAAAGTGCTATGATTCTTTACCTTTAGATAAAATAGATCATATAGTTGTTGTTAATGATGGTAAACCATTACCATTTGATATAAAAATTGGTACTTTGATACAACACGATATCAATAAAAACGTAGGTGAGAGTAAAAATGACGCTATGATTCATCTTTTAGATCTAAATTGTGATTATATATTCACATTAGAAGATGATATAATCATAAAAGATCCATTAATTTTTGAAAAATACATTAATGCGTCAAAGGAAAGCGGAATTCAACATTTTAATTTTGGATTCTCACAAAGAGAGAATTTAGATTCCAATCACAAACCGATTTGGAAGAAGATAGTTGAATATAAAAATAATAAAATAGTTTTAACTGAAAATATTTTAGGCGCGTTTACATTTTACACTAAAAAAGCATTACGAACGGTGGGATTACATCATAAAGATTTTAATAAGGGGCATGGCGATCATCTAGAATTGACATATAGAGCATATAAACATGGATTAACCACTCCGTTTTGGTGGTTTGCTGATCTATATGGTAGTTGGGATATGATTGAAAATCAAAGTAATTTCACTACAGATTCTAAAGTTAGAAATCCAGAAACTATTCAAAAATATTTTAATGAAGCGAGAGATATTTTTAAAAAATTACACGGGATTGATATATTTGAGATTCCACGGCTAAATGAAACACAAATAATAGAAATTTTAAAAAAATTAAAAAATGGAATATATTAAAGATAAAATAGGAGTGGGGATTATAACATATAATTCGGAAGAATATTTCAAAACATTATATTCTAGCATAGACAAATCATTTGTTAATGAGCTAGTAGTTGTTAATGGTGGAAATGAATATACTGAAAAATATGTTTGTGATTGGATTCAACATAAAAAAAATCACTATCCGGCGCAGTCACGAAACGATTGTGCCACATATTTAATGAATAGAAAATGTGAACACATTTTCTTAATAGAAGATGATATGATAATTAAAGATTCTAACATTTTTAATGAATACATTAAAACATCCAAAGTATCAGGTATTAAATATTTTTCATATGTTAGCATGGGTGGCGAGTGTGGACCGCCACATGAAAGAACACCAAGAACCATGGTTGATTATGGTAATAATATAAAAGTTAATTTATATATGAATATGTGTAATGAATTCACGTATCACCATTATGATGCATTTAAAGAAGTTGGATTGTATGATTCAGCAGATGAAATGAGAAATGCCTTTGATGTTGATTTAGTATATAGAGAAACAAAAATAAACAAATGGACAACTCCGTTCTGGTGGTTCGCAGATATATATAATTCAGATAATTATATTCAAAATAATCCTAATGCAACAAGCAGATTACAAGCAGAAAGACCGGACGGATCCAGACAACAATTAGTATCACAAACATTGAGTTTTTTTAAAAACAAACATAATACATCAGTGAACCAAATACCAGATGTTGATCGAGATACGGTTATGCATACATTGAAACGATTAAAACATGAAAATAGCATTAGGAATTAATATATTTAAATCATATCCGAGACAAGATAGATGTATAGAAGTCTTAAAAAAAATAAAATCAAAATATTCATATATAGATCTATATAATATAACATTTGAAGACGAAAAAAATTTAAATGAAAATTTTATACATCTTCCAGTATTGAGACGAAAGTCAAAGGATGTAATTAAAAATTCAATATCAAATAAACCAATCGCTAAAGATTTTTTCAATACGTTAGCGAACCAAAATTGTGATTATTTTTTATTCTTAAACAGTGACATATTATTATCCGAAAAGTTAATTAAACGAATATCAGATACAGATTTTGAAACTATGGTATTCTCTAGACATGATATATACCCTTTAGAGAATTTAAATAGTAAAATAATACCATTTCGTATTGAAATAGCAGGATTTGATTGTTGGTGCGTTAAAAAAGATTGGTGGATTAAAAATTCTGAAAAATTTGAGGATTATGTATACGCAGAACATCTTTGGGATGTAGATTTTACATTAAAAATGTATAATTTTAGTAAATGCATATTACAAAACAAAGATTTTTTTATAGCTCATGAAAAACATGACTTAAATTGGAATGAAACATCTATAGAAGCTAAACATAATTCATCGTTATGGGAAAAAACACCATATCATAAAAATTGGCATGAATTTATATTTTCAAATTTAATAAAGAGAAAACCTTATGGACAATTTCTTGAACCATTATATAATGAAATAGAGCTTGAAAATAAATTTTTAAAAATATGAAATTATATACAGTTTTTACGGAATCACATCATCAGATGTTTAAAGATTACTTTATAAAAAGTTTTCCATTTGAATCTAATTTAGAATTAATTGTAAAATTTAAACCACAAGTATGCAAAACATCTGAATTTCATAGTGATGGATGGAGGGAAACTATGATGTATAAAGTACAATGTTTTATTGATGCCGCATATGAGACAAAAGATGGTGAGTATTTTATTTTTTCTGATCCTGATATTCAATTTTTCAAGCCATTTTATAATGATTTACTATCACAAGTACAAGGATTTGATGCTGCATTTCAAAATGATTATATAGGAGGAGTTAATACTGGATTTTTTATTATGAAATCTACTCCAAATACTCGTGCTTTTTTACAAACAGTTAAAGGTAATCTTCATTTATTTCCAGAAGAACAAGTTTGTTTCAATCATTTGATTGGTCTTTTTTCACAACATTCAAAAATAGCATTTAATGCTAAATTTTTATCTAGAGAATATTGGACATATGGAGAAATTGCTTTACAAAGACCAAGAGATGGACAGCCAATGAGTCATTGGAATGGAATTGAAGATTTCGATATACCAAAAAATATAATAATGCATCATGGTAATTGGGTTAAAACATTTAAAGATAAAACTAAAATAATGGACGTGGTTAAAGAAAAAGTTAAAAATTTATGAATATTTCATTAGGATTTTTAAATTATAATAGTTTTTCTTATATTGAAAAACAACTAGAAAATGATTATTTTACAATGTCAAATGGTATAATAAATGAGATTGTTATACAAGACGACTTCAGTGATTATGATTATGATAAATTGAAAAAAAGAGAAACTGAAAATATAAAAGTTTTTCAAAATGAGAAACGTATTAAACCATTGTTGGGTAGAATAAATCTTCTTAATAATTGTACAAACGATTGGGTTTTAGTTATGGATTGTGATAACTTTTTAGATAAAAATTCTTTTAGTGCGTTATTTAAAAATTTAGAATTTAAAGAAAATACAATTTATGCGCCGGATTTTGCAAGACCTAAATTTAATTTTAAAACTATATCAGACTTTAATTTAGATTTCAATTTAGTTAAGAATAATTTACAGTTTTTATTATGTTTTTTAAACACTGGAAATTATTTAGTATACAAAAAAAATTATCTAGATGTTGCTAAAAAAATTGATAAACAATTTATAGAATATACAATGGAGGTATTATATTATAATTATTTGTGGTTAAGTAGTGGTAATTTTATAAAATGTGTTAAAGATTTTGAATATGATCACACTATGAGAGATGATTGCTATTCTTATGCAAATGATAAAAATTTTAATGATATATATCATTTAATAATACAATTATATCTTAAATAAATTAAAATAATTTTAAAATGAAACTAGCGCCATTTAATGAATTTATACTAAACGTTGAACAAACGCCATATCCACCTTATCATAAAGGATATTATATGGAAAGATATTTCATAGATTTTTATATAAAAAACAGAACAAAAATAGATGATACTGGATATCAATTTTTACCTGTATCATGGACCGATATTTACTTACATAGACCTCATTTAAAAAATAAATTACAACAGCTATTAAATTCTTTAGATAGAGATAAAAAATATTTTACAGTATCACAACATGATGACGCTCCACTTGAAATATTACCACCCAATATATTAAAATTTTCAGCAGGAGGAAATTGTTCAGATGGTATACCAATACCACTAATTTGTAGTCCAATAGAAAATATTGATAAAAAAGAAAAAAATATATTTTGTAGTTTTGTGGGTAGTGTTTGTGCTCCAGTTAATGTTTTTGGTAAAATGGGTCATGATACC